CTAACGCCAGTACCACGGCCAGCCCCAGCGTGCAATGGGTTGAACTCACGCCATACCAGATAACCAATGGCATCGTTCATGTGGTCATAACCGGAATCTTTATCGGGTTCGCCTTTCTCGGTGTAGCTCTGAAGCTCCAGGCATTCGATTGTCTTGACGCATGATGGAGCGATGCTTAGGCGGATCTCGCCTTTGCCATTTTCAAGTAGCGCTTGGACGGATGCCACACGATCACGCACGGGCGGGTTAGCGCGTGGTGATTGGTTGCTCATGCCGTAGGACTCAAGTATTGCAATATCGGTCTGGCTTGCGTTGGTACTGCGGTTGCCGCCGCTTGCGTCTGGGTAAACGTAGAGCTTATGGTCTGGGTAACGTGCTTTGATCGCTTGCGCCAATGTATCAGTATCATGCGCACCGCTTACTTCATCAAATACCTGTAGCGTCTTGCCATTGCGATAGGCGATCACGGCAGACATATTACCTACGTTAAAGTCAACGCCAATACGCAGCGGCTCACGGTATGGTGGCGCGTCAATTGCAACCACATGTTTAGCGCGGTCGAAGCGGTCATACACCTGGCCTGTGGTGAGGTTGACGAACTCACCATCTAGGTATGCCTTGAGCAGTTGCGGGTCATAGTTGGCCTGCATACGCTCGATGAAATCAGGCGGCAGGTGCGGGTTATCTTGCGTCCGCATACGAATCAACCGTCTGTCGCTGCGGCCTTTGCCATCTTCACTGGCGAATGTTTGCCACATCCACCTAAACCCTTCTGGTGTTGATGCAGCAGCAAATTGCCGCACATTACCGGCACGCAAACGTCCAAGGATCTTAGGAAATGCTTTGTTTGCAATACTTGGGGCTACCGTATCAATTTCATCGGCCAATACCCATGCGCCATTGATCCCGATAATGCGCGTCCAATTTTCAAAGCTACGGCATAAGATTTTGGTATCACCGCCAGGTAGGTGCAGCATATATTCTGGCAATGGCGATGCCCTAAACGTATATGGTATGTCGTATGCCTCTAGGAAATCATCAAAATCGCTTTGCCAAATGTCGCGGATCAGCGGCCCCGTTGGCTCTAGGACAATGCCAATAAAGCCCTGATTAGCGACAGCAAGATGTACGGCCTTAGCGCATAAGGCACGGGTCTTGCCTGCACCATAACCAGCGCTAACGCCAAGTATGCTCGATGTTTGGTCATCAACGAAAGCAAGCTGGCCAGGATGCAAATCCTCGCGTATGCGGGTCAGCAGTTCAATTGTATCAATGCTTTCATCGCTGTGGCCAAATTGCTGCAATACATTACCTGCTCTTGCAGCAGCAATAATGCTCACGAACAAAGTTGAGCTAATTTTGCCGCTGTGTTAATTGCACCCAATGCGATATGCAATTGCCCAGCGGCGCGGGCTTCCATTTGCAAAGTAGAGCATTGGCTTAGCAGATCAGCCACCATTTGCGGGCGTTCAATGTCCCAATCTGCTTTTAATTTGTCTCTGGCCATCGCCAGATATTTGTCGCATGATCGCTCACCAACCCCCCAGTTTTCGGCAGCATGGCGAACGCAGTCCGAACGCCTGCCGCCATTAGCAATAATCCGCGCAAAGTGATTAGCGCGTTCCTGGGTTTCTAATTGGGTGCTGCGAATTTGCGCCATAAATAAATGCTAGCAAAAGCCCCCGACTACTGTCAGGGGCCGATGGGATCAGAGCTTACTGATTGCCACGATACCTTCTTCAGCATCGATTTCAACAGCGAACTTATCGCCGGGAGCAAGACCTAGCTGGCTGGTGTAACCACCAGACAGGATGGCATTACCGTTTTTCTGGATGGTGCCTTCATAGGAAAGAGCACGGCCAGCCTTTGGTGCTTTCGTCACTTTAAGGCCATAAGCCTCAAGAAGCGAGGATCGCAGGGCAGCGATTTTGGGTTTGCCTTCAGCGGTGACGTAACCGGTAGCGGTTGCGAGATCAACTTCAGGCACTTCGCCAAGGATTTTAACTTGTGCGAGCAATTCTGAACCAGTGAGTGCCATGCGTGTGTTTGAGACCATGGAAATCATACCTTAGTTTGGATGGGCATGACAAGGTAAATTTGGCCACTCACACCGGTTGGCGTAATGACCACTGGTGTGGTAGGGGAATTGGAATCAATCTGGACCTTGGCGCTATCGAAGTGCTTCAGGCCATCGAGCAGGTAACGAACGTTGAAGGCAGCATTAGCAAAGGTACCGGTGCAGGCAAGGGTTTCGGAACCGCTGCTGGCTTCAGATTCTGCGGTGATGGAAAGGGTTTTGCCTTTGGCTGTGAGTTTAACGATTTCAGCATTGACGATCGCAAGGCGCTCTAGGGCAGCCATGAGTTCATCGCGGCCAACGGTAAGGGAGGATTTGAAGGTGTCGGGAATCAGCTTGGCAACGGCTGGGTAGGTACCTGCCAGGGTGCGGGATGTGATGGTGACGTTTTCGGCGGTGATGATCGCCTGGCTTGCAGATGCAGCAAGTGTTACCTGTGGGCTGTCAAGGCGCTGGATAGCCGAGAGGGTACGGGTTGGCAGGATGATGTCAATGGTGCCGTCTGCGGGCTGTGTGCGGATCGCAAGGCGATGACCGTCTGTGGCCTCGATGCTCATGGTGCCGGCTGCGATGGCGATGTGCAAGCCGCAGACGATGCCTTTCGACTCATCGGTGCTGGCAGCCACCAGAGCAGCCCGTACAGGCTCCGCAAGGGCCACGGACACGCCTGCTGCCGTATCAACCACTGGCAGGGCGGGGAAATCGCCTGCGTCGTGCCCTGCGAGCTTGTAGGAGCCGCTGGCGCTCGACAGCGTAACGGCGGTGTCCTCAGCGGTCAGCACGATGGCGGTATCAGCGCTGAGGCGCCCAACGATCTCAGATAAGACACGATATGGGACAGCAATGGAACCTGGCGTTTCAACTGAGGCAAGGATCGAGGTGGTGATGCCTAGCTCAAGGTCAAATGCCGAGATTTGCAGGCGGCCATTTTCCATGGCATCAATCAGGACATCAGCAAGGATCGGATGGGACTTGCCATTACCGACGGCGCGACCGACCAGCTTAAGCGCATGGTTGAGGTCGGACTGGGTTGTGATGATCTTCATGATGCGGCTTCGGTTAGTGAGTCGATGATGGCGTTGTAGTCAGCGGCAAAACTGGCGACCAGTTCAGCGGGAATGGGGATGCCTTCCTCTTGGGCATTGTCGAGGATGGCAGCGGCGTAGGCAACTGCCAGGGACATGGCGTCATGAAGCCGGTCGATGACCGGAGACTGCCTTGGTGTGATGCGAATCAAGTCTTGTGATGACATATGCGGTTAGTAACTCAACATGCTGCCTCGGGATGACACCACTAACAAAAGCAGCAGCATCCGAGACAAGCGCATGGTATGCGGTTGTGGTCAACCCATAAAGGCCCTGTTGATATTCCGCAACAATTGCCCGCTGCCGGATCAGGGCGGATCGGTTGGTGCCTGCTGCCGCCGCCTGTAGGTCAATTGCGGCCAGGTCCTGTCTCTCCAGTCTCACTTTGACTTCAACCAATTTGCCTGCGTGCCAGTGATGCCAGTGTATCTCACTTGGTCCCAACATGCAAATACATCTACCCCGAAGGCAAATTACAGCCCAAACCCGTTGGTATGACTCAAACGAAGGCAAAATGGCCAAATTCCCTACTCCCCCCTATATGCCATATGTATCCCCTTGATACTGTTTCTCTTTTCTTACCTGACTTGACTTAGGAGAAAAAGAAAGAAATGAGTAATAGCAAGGGGTTTGGGATGTTTTTTGGCTGTATTTTGGGTGCATTTGCCTTCGATTTGCCTTCGTTTTGCCTTCGGTCAGCCCATCGACAGCCCAACCAGCCGTTTTACGCGCAGGATCGGGTCTGATTGAACGGTCAGCTCAGGCCATAGCGCCTGGAGCCTGCCGACCAGCAATCGAGCTGCCTTGACCGGTGGATCATTGACTGGCGACAGCACCCACCGACCATCTGCGAGGTATCCCTCATCGGTGTACCAAGCCTGCAACCGCTCCCATACAGCTTTGAGTGGCACGCTGTAACCATCACCAAGCCATTGCAATTCGATGGCATCGCAGAACTCCCATAGGTGACAATTGGAACGGCGTACGGCATCCATGGCGTCCTGGCCGGTGGTGTAGTCGATGCCATAACCAACAGCAAGCTGCATACCTTCAAGCAACCAATTCAAGAAAGCAGGACATATGTAAGTACGGATAAATGCAGGGTCGTCTTTTAAACGTGGGTCAGCTTGAAGATGCGTGGGTTTTGTAGGTTTTGGCATGAAGGTCTTACGAAACTTAAATACATGAAACCGAGTCTCGATTGCGGTCTGCTCACCGGAGATTGAGGGATCTTTGTTGAGGTTAAAAACAAACAATGAAGACGGTACAAATTGCGACTCCTGAACACCTTTCAGCTCGTAAGACAACTCTTCACCTGATATTGCAGCCTTAAGTGATTGCAGGTTGTCGATATGTACAAACTGTGAGTTTTCGCTTGACCAGTTGACGGATGCACCGCGCAATGGTGCGATGGGAAACTTACGGCCTTGATCGTATTGGCGGAAGTCTGCAAGTGAACATGACGTAAAATTACGGGCGCCGAGTGTATCGCGCAATGCAGTACGGATGGTATCTTTACCGTTGCTGCCTTCACCGATCATTAGGACAGCACGGGGCCTACCGCGTGTGGCGCGGTAATGGGCTAGGTCAAGGCCACTACCAAGGATGCGTTGGATGGTGTCTAGATCGGTGTGGTCTACTGCCTCCAGCAGCCGCCACATATGTTCAGGGTTTGCCTCGGGGTCGTAGTCGTATTCCGTGATGTAGGTAAAAAACACGTCGCAGGTATGCGGTTCAAACTGCACGCTTATGTCCCTACCGCTCCACTCCCATGAGACGATGCCATTACGGCAGTTGATGGCATTACGCGGGTTGACATCAACAGGCGATAGGTTGCGGCGTAACCAAGACAGGGCTTCATCGACGTATCTAGGCCGGCGCCATGGGTGTGATTGGTTACCGTGCTGATCTTCAACGAACAGCTCTGACAGGAAGGCGGCCACCAGTGGCGCTAGCTCTTGGTCGGTGCGTGCTTCGTAGTGGGTGCCGCACCAATGGTGGAGTATGCCTTCAACTTCAATCCAGCGATCAACAGGATGATGGAACAGGTTCCGTAGGGTCAGATCAAGCCATTCGGTATCGGTCTTGCTGACCAGGCGGCAGTTCAGGGCCTCCACACCTACAGCCTCACTACCACCAGCAGCCACGGCAGCAGGACGCGGCGCCAGTTGCGGCGGGCGCCAGCCGTGATGCTTTGCCCAGTACCAGAAGGTACCTTCGGAGATCTGGTCACCGCCTGAGCGTGCAACCTGCGGCGCCTCGGCAAATAGCGGGCTGTGCCGCTGCATCATTGCAACAGCTTGCTCCGTGTCACCTACTGCTTTTATCAGGCCCCACAGGAGGTTGCGGTAGAAGGGGTACTGCTTTTGGTTTGGGATGGCGGCTGGTATGGCATCCAGTGCATCACGGATGTCGTCGATCGTGCGCGGTGCTGGTTCGCTGTATCTGGATGCCTGCTGCTGGTGGTGGTAATGGGCTTCATCTGGTAGGCAGGATTCGATGTCGGCAATTGAGTAGCGGTGGCCAGCAGCGGTGATGATCGAGCATGATGCGCCAGGGTTGCCGGTGCCATTGACGTGGTAGGTGCCCGGGAGCCGCATTACGCGGGATGGGTTTTTGATGGTGCGATCGGCATCGCAGAAATCAAGCAGGCGAGACTGCACCA